AAAAGGATCGTGCATTGATGCGTCGATTCCAACGTGTAACTATTGGCGAACCTTCAAAAGAAACAACCAAAACTATTTTACAAGGTATTAAGAAATATTACGAAGACTATCATAAAACTACGATTACAGATTCTGCAATAGATGCAGCAATTAAATTAAGTGTAAAATATCAGTCAGATAAAAAATTGCCAGACAAAGCAATTGACTTGATTGATATTGCTTGTTCTAGATTTAAATTGGATGACGAGTTTATCGGTGACAAAGTAGTAACCGACAGCGAAATTCAATTTGAAATTGGTAAAATTCTAAATCTACCAACTGAACAAGTTGCAGAAAAAGAAACAGAAAACCTAAAAAATCTAGAAAAGAATTTGAAGAGCGTAGTCTATGGACAAGACGAAGCTATTGAATCAATTGTAGATAAAATTCTTGTTAGCCAAGCAGGCCTAAAACCAGAAGACAAACCTATTGGTAGTTTTGTGTTTATGGGTCCAACAGGTACAGGTAAAACTGAAACAGCTAAAGCACTTGCTAGTAACTTAGGTGTAAAACTTGTACGTTTTGATATGAGTGAATATATGGAGAAACATTCTGTAGCAAAATTATTAGGATCACCTCCTGGTTATGTTGGCCACGAAGATAGTTCTGGACAGTTAATTGAAAGACTGCAAGAATCACCTAACTGTGTATTATTGTTAGACGAAATTGAAAAAGCACATCCTGATGTATCTCAGATTCTACTGCAACTAATGGACAATGGTAAAGTTACTGGTTCTAACGGTAAAGAAGCTGATGCTAGAAACATTGTTTTGATTCTAACTACTAACTTAGGTGCAGCACAAACCGAAAAGAATAATATTGGATTTGATACTGAAGACAATAACACATATGAAGACACAGAATTTAAGCGTTTCTTTGCGCCAGAATTCCGTAACAGACTTGACAGTGTGGTTACATTTGCTAAACTAGGCAAGGAAGTAATGATGAAAATTGTTGGTAAGTTCTTGCTTGAACTAAAAACAATGGTCAAAGACAAAGATATTTCAATTGATATTACAAACGATGCTCTTGATTATCTTGTAGACAAAGGATTTGATCCTAAGAACGGAGCTCGTCCTCTACAGCGAGTAATTGATAAAGAAATTAAACGACCATTAAGCCGTCAAATACTATTCGGTGATTTAAAGAATGGTGGTAGTGTTACTATAGACTTTAGAGACGATGTTATTGTGTTGGATTGTGTTATTGATGAAGAACTTGAAATTACACGAAACTAATAAATTATTCTACGGTCAATACCTATTTAAGCTGGTTTTTAGGAATCAGCTTAATGTAATCTTTAGATCAGAATTGCAAAAACCTACAAAGTTAAGCTATGCAAGAGAACGATTAGATGAATTAACAGAAAGCTATAGAAATAATTTACCGTTAACTCGTAAAACATTTAGAACTGAAATTCCAATTCCTCTTATTGATTACTATGATGCAAAGGAACTTTATACAGTTTTAAAAAATAGTAACGATTATAGAATTAGAATCGATCCCTTGAGCACTATATCAATTTTTTCAAATGATAAAAACTGGCTTTTAAACATTATCGCAGAAAAATTAAATACAACTGATATAGAATTTTGGGAGCCTAACGAACTCTACATAGATCTTTTGAAAAGTAAAACTAAAATAATATTAACTAATCGAAAACACCACCTTCCTTATAAAGTGATCTTTAATGGTAACCGTGTTCCTAAAGATTTTGCTAATTGGATTAATGCCAATCGTGATAAAGTTCGCATAGGAATGGTAGCACTTGAACAGTTAGAAGAATACGGGTATTTAAACGGGTTTTATATATACGTTCGAGATGAAAAAGTATTAAATCTCGTTACACTACTAGTAGGAAGTTCAGTTAGGTCTGTAGAGAAATTACTATACAAAGGCGATATAGATAAATAGTTATATGCCAAGTAATAGTGAAATAATTTTAACAGCACAAACACACCTAGGAGATAGTAGTATACAAACTATCACTGGAGACAAGTACAAGGGAGACGGTTACTACGGACGTAGCGACGGTTTCCATTCTATCCAATATACATTTGACGGTTTAACTGGCAGTATTGTTATTGAAGGAACGCTTGCTATTGATCCTAGTGATGATGACTGGTTTGAAATACATTCTTACACAGCAGCTCAAGAAAGCAATAGCAAGATTGCAAACTTTACTGGAAACTATGTTTGGGTAAGAGCTGTTGTTACATATACCGACGGCACAATAAATTCAATAGTATTAAATCATTAAGGTAAGAATATGGAACACTTTGTAAGAATAGTAATGGAAAAGCAAGAAGGTGCTAAAAAATTAGATGAAAGCATCTTTGCAAAACAAGAAATTTTTGAAACTGAACAAGGTGCTACAGTATACGAAATTGCACTTCCTCGTCAACTAAGCGAAGAAGAAGCAGACGAGTATGCTGACCGTTTGGCAACCTATATGTTTGAACAAGGTTATGAAGATTTTGATATTGAAATTTCAACATCGTTAGGTGAAGATATTATTGAAGAAACATACGACGGCGACGACTTTTTCTTAGAATATGGTGTTATGTGGTTTAACGAAGACGACGAAATCGATGAAGCCGAATACCAAGGTCGTAAAGTTCCGCTAGGTAAGCCTATGCGTGGCGATGTTAAAAAGTTTAAAGTATATGTTAAGGATCCTAAAACAGGTAATACTAAGAAAGTTAACTTTGGTGATCCTAATATGAAGATTAAAAAGTCTAACCCAGCACGTAGACGTTCATTCCGTGCTAGACACAACTGTGATAATCCAGGACCTCGCACAAAAGCGAGATATTGGTCGTGTAGGAAGTGGTAATATGAGAATAGATGAATTTGCACAACCCTTTGATAGCAAACTTCCATTTAATGTTGTAGACGATGTTTGCATTTATATGCGTAACGATCCTATGTTTTATAGAAAACAACTATTTCCTGCAATTATGAAGATGAAAGATTCTTATGATGCCGGTAAAGAAATAAATGCTAATGAATGTTTAGGCGAGTGCGCAAGTATGGCAATGGAATCATATTGTTCTAAATTTAAGCTAGGATCTCTAAAAAATATATTTCAACCTGAAGATAAAGAATCAATTATACAAAAATTATTTTCGGAGGAAATGACACAGATACGCAATGGAGCGTACTAATGTTATTAAGAGAGCTATACGAAGCAAAAGCAAGACGAGTTGTAGCAATTATGCCAGGAGGATTTCATCCCTTCCATCCTGGACACAAAAGCCTATATGATTGGGCAGTAAAAACATTTGGCAAGGCTAATGTATATGTTGCTGCAACTAACGATACAAAGGCAAGACCGTTCCCGTTTGAAGTTAAAAAGAAACTTGCATCAATGGCAGGTGTTCCTGAAAGTAACTTTATGCAAGTAAAGTCCCCATTTAACTTAAACAGTTATAAAGATATGCTAGACGCAGACACTGCACTAGTATTTGTTCGCAGTCAGAAAGACAAAACAGAACAACCGCTCCCAGATCAAACAAAGAAAAACGGTGAGCCAGGTTACTTGCGTACATACACAGGTAAAGATCTAAACACAGCAGATGAAATGGGCTATATGGCATATGGTCCTACAATTAACTTTGACTTTTCAGGTATGCAAATTAAGAGTGCAAGCGAACTTAGAGCTACTTGGCCTGAAATGACAGATGAAGATAAACTAAAGGCTGCTAAACTTATGTACGGAAATGGTGCACCTGTTGCTGTAAAACTATTGGATCAAGCATTAGGTGTGAAAGAACCTGAAATGGCGGAAGATGTTAGTCCAGAAGATGAAAAGAAATTTCACAACGAACTTGATGATTTAGTACACAAATACTTTGGTGATTCTCCTGATGAGGAGAAAATGAAAAAGAAAATGAAAAAGGCGTACTAATGGATGAGCTGGAGTACATCAAAAAACTTGCAGGTGTAAACGAATTTAAAGGATACACAGAATACACTCTTGAGAATATGAGTCAAACTGCTACAGAATTAAAGAAAAAAGAAAAGGCAAACAATATAAAGCCAGGCGACCCTGAATGGTTTGAACTATGGTTTTCACAACCTTATATGACAGGACACACTTTTAGAGGACGTAAGAAAAAATGAGCTTAAAAACTTGGTGGCAACGTATAACACGAGAAGAATATGAGCTAATCATAACAGTTCCTGGTGACACAATAATACACGCAGACGGCGGCCGAACTGAGAAAAAATCTCAACAAATATATCACGCAAAAAAATTAATCAAAACTACACCTAAACATTTTGTTTTTATTGATATGAACGGTAAAAAAAATGAAATCAAGTTCTTAGAACCTGTAGTTTTTCATACAGTAAAGATTTGGTAAAATGAAAATATCAGACTTATTAGAAGATGGTAGAATTGTAAAAGGAGTTAACACTACAGCAGATGTAGGTGTTGGACAGATTCCCATTGAAGCAGGTAAGTTTGGCAATAAAGTAGACAAGGACGGACGTCCGCCTACACTTAGTAAGAAAGTAAAAGGTAAGTCAACTAATGTATTATATAACTTAGGACTTACTGAAGGTTACAAACTACAACTAGAGCGTGACCGTAAGATGCTTGTCCTAAATATCACAAATACAGAAACAGGTAGACGTACAGAAGTTCGTGGTAAACTAGGCTACGAAACCGGCAACTATGATCCTAATGATGATCTACATCAACTATTAGATACAATAGGTAAGAGTGCAAACATTGCAGAACTAATAAATGGTGAAGTCGTAACTATCAATCCTAAACACCCTGATGCAGAAAAAGCAAAAGCAGCAACAGACAAAGCATATAAAGAACGTTTTACAGCAATGGAATGGGCTATTATAGAAGGCGGACATACTATAGAAGAAACACCTAAAAAGCGTAGTGACTTGTATGCACAAATGGAGAACTTTGCTGACGGTAAGAAAAAAGGCAAAAGCAGACCAGGGCGTGTAAAACGTGCAGGTGCAAGTTGTAACGGTAGTGTAACTGCATTACGCAAAAGAGCTAAAAATGCAAGTGGTGAAAAGGCTAAAATGTACCACTGGTGTGCGAATATGAAAAGTGGAAGAAAGAAAAAATAATGGATATAGAGTATTACGTTAAAAAACTTAAAGAACACGAAGAACAAAGATTAAGCACTAACAAACGTAATACTTTTTGGAGAGAATACAATGAAAATCAAAGATCTTGATAAAGAAATAGTAAAAGAAATGACTAGTGCAGGCGGAGTTGCTGCTGTCGCTATGCCTATCGGGGATGTACAAAAGCGTATTCCTACAAAGAAAAAGAAGACTAAGAGCAAAAAGGCATAAATACAATATAATACGTATTATGGAGCACCTCAATGAGAGAAAAAGAGATTAGAGAAGGTTTGGGAGATATGGCACATATGGCCGAAAAGGACCACGAAGTGCAAATGGCTCGCGCAGATCTTTATAAAATAGCAAAGTATTCAATTAAACTACACGAAATGTTAAAAAGTGTTAGTGAAGCAGAAGGCTTAGAAGGTTGGGTACAATCAAAAATTACTAAAGCAGCTGACTATTTAGGTTCAGTATATCATCATTTAGACTATGAACAAGCTACAGGCGAGTTAGGTGAATCAACTAATGACTGTGACGAAACTTGTCCTAAGAGTTGCCCAGACTGCGGCGGCACAGGTGATCCTGCAAAGTTTAAAGCAATGAAAACTGAAGCAAGAGATACACACTGTTCGGACAAATGTTGTGGATCAGATGTAAAAGCTGAAGATTGTACTTGTCCACCAACTTGTAAGCATTGTAACTGCAATGCAGTAAGCGAAGGTCGTATGAGTGATCAAATCATCGGTGATTCAGAAACAATGTCAAAAGAAGAATTTGCTAAAAAGTATGGCAAAGAGATGGCAGATGAGTACTATGAATCGGTTAAAGAAGGTAAGTTTAAATCTGCCGCACATCGTAAAGCAGTACACGCTGCAAAAGCAAGCGGTAAGAAAAAGAAAAAAGGAATAAGCGAAAATCTACAAGATCGTCTAGCAGCAAAACTAGCAGAGCGTTCACTTACTAAAGACGAATCAAAAAAAAAGAAAAGTACGTTAAAGGTATGAAGAAAGCCAAAAGTGATTTTAAAGATCGTTATGGCAAAGACGCAGAAGCAGTAATGTACGCAACAGCAACTAAGATGGCAAAGAAATAATGGATTGGCACAAACTACAACACACACTATTTGAAATAGATCCAAGTGATCCTAGAGAAGATTTAACAAAATTGCAACAGGCTGCACAAGGCGGTAGCTCCGGAAATGTTGCACCTACTAAAGATTATCTAGAAGAAAGTGTTGAAGTTGAAGCAGGTTCTATGCCATTAGGATTGGATAGTATTGCAGATTTTGCTGCACTAGCAGGTGTAAAAGTAAATGAAGGACCATTTGATGCCTTCCAAAAAGGAGTTGCTGCAACACAAAAAGGCGGAGCTCTTGCTCCAGACTCCGCTGAAAAAGCATTCAAAGGCGCTATAGGTCTTGATGGTGCTCCTAAATCTCCTGATCAAAAAACTTCTCCCGAGAAGCCAAAAACAGCAGCAGACACAGCTAAACTAGCAGTGGTATGGAAAGATTTTTTAAAACAACACACAGAAAAATTACAAAAAATTGCTGTTGATCCAGCAGCTAGACGTGAGTTTGAAGACTGGATCAAGAGTAGATTCAATGAAGCAGATGATCGTTTAATTAAGCCGCGAGATCCAAATGCACAAACTATGCAAAACTTGCGTAAGAGTGGTGCAATGGGCGCACACAAAGATAAGAAAAAAGTATTACCTAGAAAAGAAAAGCACAAGAGTAAGCAATACGAATCAATTAAAGATATGCTCTACGCTAAACTAGCAGAGAAAAAATGATAAATGAACTTAGTAAATCTAAATCCTAGTTTTACTGACGATCCATACCTCAAGATACCAATAGCACGACAATTAGTTGAAACATTACGTTTCAAGGACTTCGACAAGGACGGATACGAAATTCCTACGCCTTTAGAACATTTACACTACGAAATAAATGGAATAACGTGCAATAGAGATATACAATATCATATAGCACCAGTTCAAGAGTGGTATCAAGACATAGAACAAAGCGAACACGGACTTGTTCTTGATCATTGTATGTTACTAACACGTTATGCATTTGCTGCTGAGGCAAGAAAGCAACTAATAGAAGTTTCAAAAACTCGCCCTATACTACAGAAACTTCTTAATATAAAACCTAAATGGGGCATAGACTTTTCATTAGACTATGTGACACACGACATTGTTATGGAAGTAATACATATCGAACAAGATTTTGATAACCTAGAAGAAGCAATGGCAGCAAAAGAGCGTCTCGAAAAAATTATTGACTCAACAGATTGGTATGATGGCGCAATGCGTTTATACCAACGTAAAGAAGAATGGGAAAATCTATCAAGCGACGACCATTCGGACTATAAGGCACAGTTCTTTGGCTGGGCTCGTGCTTTTGATAATAAAAAAGTATTTTAATACTTGACAAACACCTAAATATATCATATAATTAAAGCTAACATACATACTCAAAAGGAGACAGTTATGGGTTCACGTACCTACGGGGCAGAAGAAAAAGCAAAACTTGAGCGTCTAGTTCGAGAAGGCGTTACAGTATTACAAGAAGTTGAAGATCTTAATATGGGTCTTAAAGAAACAGTTAAAGCTGTTGCAGAAGAACTTGATATTAAACCCAGTTTGATTAATAAAGCAATTAAAATTGCACAGAAGCGTGACTGGGATTCACACGCAGATGCATATGATGATCTAGAAACACTTATTACAACACTGGGTTATGATAAGTGATAGTTAAACCGTATCAATGGTTAGCTTGGTTCAGTACAGGGTTCCTGTTATTATCAGCAACCCTGGCTGCTTTCAATGTTTATCCTCTTTATGTTTGGGGATTTATTGTTAGTAATACCCTTTGGATGGTCATTGGTATATTATGGAAGGAAAAAAGTTTAGTCGTAATGAATTTTGGACTAACTATAATATATGTAGCAGGGCTACTATATGATTTCGCCGCTTAGGCAAGTAGATGGTTAAGTTGGCCACAAGCAACGAAGGAAAAAAATGTTTTTTAAGAAGAACGAAACAGTACTAACGTTTCACACCTCCGGTAGTCAGCAAAAGATTGATCTATTCAGTCCTAGATATGGCAACCAACAATTGCTTCCAAACTGGTATAGAACAATTTCAAAAGATCCAAATGCAGTAACATTGAGATCTTGTCCTGCATTTGCAGATTTACATAAGAATTCTATCGGAATTCCGTTATGGACTGATATGACTATTTCTTATAAAGGAAATCGTGTAACAAGAATAAATGCTCCGTATATGTATCCTGATATGATACAACCTCATCACGAAGATCAATGGGGTGCTGGCTTTGCAAACTCTTTTAATGTAAAAATACTCAGTCCGTGGTATGTTACTGCTAATCGAGATACGCCATTTCTAATGCACGATGCAGTTTGGCATAAAGAAAGCTTAGACGAATATCAAGTACTTTCGGGTATTGTAAACTTCAAGTACCAGCATAGCTCACATATTAATATGATGTTGCCGATCAGCAAGGAAGAAAAGACAGTAGAACTAAAAGCAGGAACCATTTTAGCCTACTTAACTCCGTTGTCTGAGACTAAAATAAAAATAAAAACACAATGGGAAACTGAAGAAAAACTTAACAGTTATAAATTTTATCGATTTAGTTTTAATGATAACGATTATCGCAAAGGCATAAAAATTAAGGAAAACCTAGAAGAATGAGTTACGTAGATGCACTATTTGATCGCGACCAAGATATTATCCGTGTAGTAGAACGCCGTGACGGCAAAAGACACTTTCACGAATATCAAGCAAAATATACATTTTATTATAAAGATCCTCGTGGCAAGTACAAGAGTGTATACGGCGATCCTTTGACTAGAATTGTTTGTAAAAATACAAAGGACTTTCGTAAAGAAGTTGCCATTAACAAAAGCAAAGAACTATTCGAAAGCGATGTTAATCCAATCTTTCAATGTTTGAGTGAAAACTATCTTAACCAAGATGCTCCTAAACTAAACATTGCTTTCTTCGACATTGAGACGGACTTTGATCCGGAAAGAGGCTTTGCTGATCCTGCAGATCCGTTTATGCCCATTACATCTATAAGTGTATACTTACAGTGGCTAGAAACAATGGTGTGTCTCGCTGTTCCGCCTAAGACACTTACTATGGAGCAAGCAAAAGCAGAACTTGAAGGCATTGAAAATGTAATGCTGTTTGAGCGTGAAGGTGATATGATTGACACTTTCTTAACACTAATTGAAGACGCTGATATTTTATCAGGTTGGAACAGTGAAGGTTATGATATTCCATATACTGTAAACAGAACTAGTCGTGTACTAAGCAAAGATGACACACGTAGATTCTGCTTGTGGGGGCAATTGCCTAAGAAACGTGAATATGAAAAGTATGGGAAGCAAGCGGTTACGTTTGACCTAGTAGGTCGTGTACATTTAGACAGTTTAGAACTATATCGTAAGTACACATATGAAGAACGTCATACATATCGACTGGATGCTATCGGTGAGATTGAAGTAGGTGAAAACAAGGTGCCGTATGAAGGTACTTTGGACCAATTATACAACAACGACTTCCGTAAGTTTATTGAATATAACATTCAAGATACTGCACTACTTGACAAACTAGACAAGAAGCTACGCTTTATTGATTTGTCAAATAGCATTGCACACGAGAATACTGTGCTATTGCAAACAACAATGGGTGCCGTTGCTGTTACAGAACAAGGTATTATTAACGAAGCACACAATCGCGGACTACAAGTGCCTAATCGTCGACCGCGTGACGACACAGAAAGTACACAAGCAGCAGGTGCGTATGTTGCGTTTCCTAAAAAGGGCTTGCACAAGTGGATTGCATCAATGGACTTGAACTCACTGTATCCTTCAGTAATTCGTGCGTTGAATATGGCTCCTGAAACTATTGTAGGACAGATACGTCCTGAAATATCAGACGCTCGTGTACACGAAGATATGACTCTTAAGAAGAAATCATTTGCTGGCAGTTGGGAAGGACGTTTTAGTACAGAAGAATATGAAGCAGTTATGGAGCAACGCAAAGACGTTGCACTTACTGTTGATTGGGAAGACGGACGTTCAGATGTACTAAGCGGTGCAGAGATTTATAAACTTATATTTGATTCGCAGATGCCGTGGATGCTAAGTGCAAACGGTACAATTTTTACAACAGAATTTGAAGGAGTTATTCCTGGTATTCTAAAGAGGTGGTATGCAGAACGAAAAGAACTTCAAAAGAAACTTAAGAAAGCCAAAGACGCAGGTCTTGATGCGGAAATTGAGTATTGGGACAAGAGACAACTTGTTAAGAAGATTAATCTTAACAGTCTATATGGTGCTATTCTTAATCCTGGTTGTCGCTTTTTTGATAAACGTATTGGCCAATCAACTACACTAACAGGGCGTCAAATTGTTAAGCATATGAGTGCAGAAGTAAACAACTGTATTACAGGTACGTATGATCACACAGGAAAAAGTGTTATTTACGGCGATACTGACTCTGTGTATTTTAGTGCTTGGCCTGTGCTTAAAGATGATATCGAATCAGGTAAACTCGAGTGGAATACTGAAAAAGCTATTGCACTGTATGATCAAGTAGCAGAACAAGCTAATACAACATTTGAAAAGTTTATGGTACAAGCATTTCACTGTCCTAAGACACGGAGCGATGTTATTGCAGCGGGTCGAGAGATTGTTGCACAGTCAGGCCTGTATATTACTAAAAAGCGTTATGCAGCATTAGTGATAGACAACGAAGGCTTTAGAACAGACACAGACGGCAAGCCTGGCAAAGTAAAAGCAATGGGCTTGGACTTGCGCCGTTCAGATACTCCTGTGTTTATGCAAGAGTTTTTAAGCGAACTATTGCTTATGGTGCTTACAGACAAACCTCGTGAAGATGTACTTGAACGTATTACACAGTTTCGTAAGGAGTTTAGTGAACGTCCTGGTTGGGAGAAAGGTTCACCTAAACGTGCAAACAAGATCGGGCATTATCAGCGTCTAGAACAAAAGCAAGGCAAGGCTAATATGCCTGGGCACGTAAGAGCAAGCATCAACTGGAACACGCTGAAGCGTATGAACGGTGACAAGTACTCGCAAGAGATTGTAGATGGTATGAAAGTTATTGTTTGTAAACTAAAACAGAATCCTCTAGGATATACAAGTGTTGCTTATCCAACAGATGAGCTACGTATTCCAGAATGGTTTAAGGAACTGCCATTTGACGATGCAGCAATGGCAGAAACAATTATTGATAATAAGCTAGACAACTTGATCGGTGTGTTGAACTATCCTCTAGAAGATACTAAGCGTCACAACACATTTAATAGTTTGTTTGATTTTGGAGATTAAAATGATATTAGAAGATTTAAATGAAAACTTTGGCAAGTGTATTTGTAATGATATTGATTACGAAGATGCTGAATTTGCAAGGGACCTAGTAAAATTAGTTGCAGACGAAAAAATAGTTTGTATTCGCAATACAAACAAGGTTGAACCTGAAAAACTAGTTACTTTATATAAAAATATGGGACGAGTTGCTGCACAAAATGAAAAAGTTAGGGGTAGCGGCGTTGGTGGCTTTGGAGAATTAGTTCAAGTTAAAAGTGATGGGTTATTTCAAGGAGCAGAAGACGGTGAGTTGATTTGGCATAATGCCATTCTTAACAAGCATTCGAGCGAAAGCATTGTAGGTATGTATATGCATCATCTTGCAGAAGAAGGTGGTGACACTTATTTTTCAGATGCGCAAAGTGCATACGACGATTTAGACGACGACTTAAAAGAAAAACTAGAAACACTTCAAAGTAAGACAATTTACTACCCATTAAAAGATGAAGAAAATCTTACAGGAATAATTAAAAACACACATATTAATCAAATTTTTCCGGATGAAGATACTTTTAGAGAATGGAAAGATGTAGACGGTAATGTTGTATATAAAAAGCAAGAAAAAACAAAACCTGTAGTAACAGTTCATCCTACTAACAGACGTAAAGGTTTATTTTTTCCTTTTGTAATGCTTAGAGGCTTTGTTGGAATGCCTAAAAAAGAAAGTGATGAGTTATTTCAGTTTTTAACAGATCACATTATGAAAGAAAAATATGTCTACAGACACAAGTGGTCTAAATATGATATATGTTTAAGCGATCAAATACACAGTTTGCACAAAAGAGATGCATTTACTGGTTACAGAGAACTATGGAGAGCAGCAATTTGGCTGGATTAATGTATGAAAATAAAGTTTGAAGTAGAAGTTGACACAGAAAATCAACACGATCTAAATACT